CTAGAATCAGGAACTTGCAAAGCCTTGTACAATTTCTTTCGGAAGTATTGAATGTCTTCAATCTCGCCCAGGTTCTGCCCACCAGGAAGAGTAGTGATTTCTGTGCCTCGCCCACCTTCGCGCCGAGGCAGCCAATAATCTTCCATCATGGTTCGGTGTGAGCGATCATCTCGGACTTCACCTGTGGATGCATCATAGACAATACGATTCTTGAACTTGACCATGATGTCGCGCATATATTGTTCGGCCTTGATCTTGGGAAGATTGCCTACATCGACATAAAAGATTCGTCGCTCTGGTGCGCGAGAAATTCGATAGATGACAACTGCATCTTCGATCATCTTCAATTGATTGTAAGGCTTGATGGCCTGATGAAGATGGCTAAGGACCATGTTCTTTCGTGAGTTCAAAATTCCAGAATGAACGTGAAGGATGCTATCTTTTGCAATCTTGACATCATTGCCTTGCTTCTTATCTTCAAACCCATTCTCATTGTAGACATAAAATTCGTTTGGGTGTTTGACAAGGGGAACACCATCGGGCCCTCTGAGTTTCTTTGTCTCTCGCACCTTTCTAATCTTTCTTGGGTCGAGGGACCTTAATTCTTGAATCCCACCAGAAGGATTGGTCACATCAATAACTATATGATAGTATAACCTGCCATCAATGTACCATCGTTTAAGAATATCAAAACAAAAGTCATTGAAATCTAAAAGATGTAAGACATTTTCAAATTCGTCTTCTATCTTTTTCTTGATAGTGGCCGATTGTTCTAATTCATCCAGAACAATCTCAACGGGCCCTCGATTTTCCTGAATGACCATTGTCTCGTTGACAATATCTTCGATTGCAAAATTGCACTCTGGATAGAGAGACATCTCCCGATAACGGGAAACTAGTTCGGCCTCGTTCTTTGCGGCACCTTCCATGTCAAGGAATCGGCCATAGGCCATCCCAGCCGCATAGGTAGGTTCGATGGTGATTGCACCATCTTCATTTTCGGGAAGAGCAAAACTGGGCTGCTCTTGAGCTTCCCGATTAGTTTCTTCCCTTCCAATTGAAAATCCAAATAGTTTTATTGCCATATTATAATTTTAACCTTTATAAGAATATGGTGGTGGGGCCGTTAAAGCCCCACCACCTAGGTTGTTTTCACAAAAACACATTTATATACAATTAGAAGCTCAGAGTATCGACTATCTTACTAAATGCTCCACCACTACCTTGAACAATGTCTCCAACCCAGTAATCATATTGCCAAGTAACGGTAAGCTCTTCTATTTGGTCATTGGTTCCCCAGTCAAGATCAATTGCAGCCAAAGTGCTAGGCCACATATTATGAAATCTATATGTCTTGAGTGCATCACCATTTAGCCCAAATTGTGTCACGGCCGCATCTACTTGATACTGTCGAACAGAACCCGCCAATTGAATATTACTGGCCGGGCCATTGATTATTTCGATCCAATTTCTAATTGCATCATGAACTGAAAAGTCTTCGTCATTGAATACAGTTGTCGTCCATTCACCATAGGTTCGATTGCCAGCAAACTTGGCTGTACGACCGAAATACGGCACATCAATCATGGCCACAGTAGATTCTGGAAGAGAAGCTGCCTTACAAGTAAAGGAAAACTTCCTTTCTGGTTGTACTCCACCAAGCGCAGGGAAAGACATTATAACTTCAAATAAATTGGGGCGCGCCCCACCTCGGGTTAATCCACCCTTAAATTCGTCCACATTAAAAGGCATTGAATATCTCCTTATTTTATCCTTTAATTACTACTAGTTATTTATATCTCGTTATGAGGTTACGCCAATAATTTCACTAAACTCTACACCAGTTGCTGCGGCAACAAAGTTTAATTGAATGTAATTGATCGAACGCGCTGGCTTGATGTAAATATCACCAACAAATTCATTTCGGTCGATTACACTCGCTGGATTGTTTGAACTATCACAAATAACCCTAAAGTCTGTAATGCCTCGACGCCCTCGGACATCCCTGAGGAATGGTTCGGTCATGTTAGTAAATTGGGCTCGGGTAAACTCATCATTGAACTCAAACAAGAGGAATTTAGATGCCGTTGCAATGGCCTTTTCAAGCACGATGAACAATCGTCGCACATTGATTCGATCAAAGGCACTATTCTTTCCATAAAGAGTCTTGTCGCCAAATAGGACAGTTCCTCTTCCAGGGAAAGTAACAACAGGATTAACATCCTTCTTATATAGTTCATCTCGCTGAGCCTTGTTCGGGCTCCAGGCCAACTTGACCACATTCTTGATCTGCCCTCTGGTATAACCAGCTGGTGAGAACCACGGATCATTTTCTGTATCTGTCCTTACGACACACCCTGCAATATCAGAGTTCAGAGGAATCCAACGGAACTTGTTATTATACTTATCAAGAACATACTTCCAACCACTATCTGCAATGCCATATGAACTAGAAACAACAAGTTGATTTTCTCTCCAATCAAGAACATTTGTCAGGGCATTTTCGGCAGTATTATCTCCCGTTGGGACGACATCCCCTCTTTCTGGCGAAACACACACAACACAATCTTTTCGATTCTCTGCAATGTTTTGAATAACGTGCTTTTGAACTATGGCACTTGCATCGTTTGTAAATATAACAGAAAGATCAAGGTCTTCAGTATTTCGGAACTTGTCAAATGCAAGAATTTTCTCTGCATCTGTCGCGGTGCCAGAATCAGTTGCTCCCGTAAGGACCTCTAGATTTGCTTGCTTGCTTACACCAAAGCTAATTGCAGTTGAATTAGCAGTTGTGCCCCATTCATCAACCGAGGCGAATGGATGTTCTGTTGATTGCCCGGCCCAATAAATCCAATTGGATCCCTGATTAATGGCGTCTTGATAATACAAATGCCTTCCTGTCTCTGGGTCTATTGCATTCTTGGCCTTTGAGAGTCCGCCCCACTTCTCAAGGACAGTTCCTCGCTTTCCAGTAATACCACCATCTGCATCAAACACAAGAACGTGCAAGGCATCATTTTCTATGGCCGCTTCGTCATATGCAGCGGCCCAAGTTGTTACCGTAGGTGTGCTATCAAAATAATTTGAATATGCCCAATCTCGTCGTACTGGTGTATTAGATTGGGTAAGGTCTTCTACAAGCCCGGGGGAAATTGTAACCGAATTAGCTCCAAAGTCGGGCCCTTCTATCGGGCTGCCGCGCCCATCTGAGGCAATGGCCGTAACCCGGTACCGCTGACTAGGATAACTGTTTGCAGGAAACGAAATGAAATCGCCTACTTCAATTACGTTACTGTCAATTCCCTTTGTACCGCCGACATAGATTGTCGTCTGGCCGGTGGTCATAGTATGCCCTACAGCATTAACAACCGCACTGGCTGAATTTGAAAATGCACTATTGCTATCGGCAATTGCAACCCTAAGAGAATTTCCAAGAAACCCTGGGTATCGTGCAGCAAACCTCGCGCCAGTCGTACCATCATTATCGGCACCCAAATAAGATTCATTATAGTGATCGAAATTCTTAATATGGACGCCGAACCCAGAACCCGCATTCTCGACCACGGCGTTGGCTCGGATAACCCTTAGCTTATTGCTATAGGACAAAAAGTTTGCTGCGCCCAGCCAAGAAACGCATCGGCTATCTGCTATGTTTGCATTAGGGCGCCCAAATATACTGACTAATTCTTGTTCTGTAGAAATTAGAGTAACCAAATCAACAGGGCCCCAATCTGCATCAATAACAGTACCACCATCGGTAGTAGACACAGAAGGGACAGTTGTAGTTAGATCAATTTCTCGAATACTTACACCAGGTGAAACTTGAAAAGGCATGGTAAGGCTCCTTTAGTATTAAATAATATCAACAATTACATTAAAAGTCTTTAGACTTCTGATGATATTTATAAAATACTGGTATTTGAGGGATGTCTAGTAAAAATCATCCTTATACGGCTCTACTGTCTGCCATAAAGTTCCGCTTGAATCTGTAAAGGTGTCTTCTTCGGAATACATTCCATCATCAATAAATCCAAATGGGAGCATATTGCTCGCTTCAAGAGTAGCCTTTTCTTCTAACATCTTTTTCCGGAGATCAAGATTA